TGGACCATGATCCATGCGACCGGATACCGGCGTCTCGACACCAGAAGGAGAGAGCCAACCGCCATAGCCGCGTCCTTCACACACCAGTGACTCGGAGAGACGTTTGTTCAGCTGATCCTTATGCAACTGATAGAACGTGACCAGTTCCTTGGAACGAAGCTCCGAGAGCTCCAGATTCATCTCCAGCTTTTCTGGAATCTTGTCAGCGTCGATGCCATCTTCAATCATCTTTCGAATCTCATGAAGAGCCTCGAAGTTATTGGACATGTAGAACTGATCGAACTCGTCGAAGGCTTCGGAGCCGGCATGGCCACCTTCACTGAGAAGAGCGTTCTTTATGGTCTGATGAAAGGAAGACATCTGCTGAGTGGATTAACCTTCGATGTTCTCGAGCTCCTCACACACGTCGGCCAGAAGCGTGTGAGCCTTCTGAACCTTCATGAAAAGGTGAGTGTTCTTGAAGTCCGCGTGACGAGGAACCACGCCCTCGCAGCGTTCGATGACTTCCGCGAGGTCCTTCAGAGCGTCAACGAGCGCGTTCTGTGGAACCGTCGTGTCTCCCTGATCCGTCTCGACTTCCGCAGACTCTTTCACGGCACCGTTGGTATTCTCGGCATGCTTGGCACTCACTTCCGCCGTGCCGTCCCAGCCCTTGGAGTCTTCTTCGACCTGAATGCCCAGGTACTTCTTGAGGCCGTCGCCGTAAGAGGTAATGAACTTCTGAAGCTCGGGTTGCAGACGAGAGTCGATGCCGTCCGTACCTCGACCGGAGAGGATCTGCTTCAGAGCCTTCTCATTGTCATCCGCGAACTGCTTATCGAAGTTGGTCATCGCTTCATTGATCAATGATTCGCCGAGGAACTCAAAGGCTTCATCGAAAGAAACCTCTTCAGTCACACCACGTTGTTTCAGAAGACCTTGAATGCGAGCCAGAGAAGCTTGCAACTGAGGAGTGGACATCTTAGTGAGTTTAGCTTGAGCGGCTTTCTGTGCTACAGCGGCCGCACCAGAGGCGGGCTTAGCGGCAGCAGGAGCTGCTCCAGTAACAGGAGCCCCGACTTTTAAACCACGTTTCTTAATCTCGGCTTGAATTATTGGCAAAATCAAAGGAGCTGCACCTTGAGTAGGATTGGCCTGCCAGTTTTTTAGATAACCTAAAAGTTCTTGATCACTCGTTGTTTTATCCGCCATAGCTTTAGTTGTCTGAGCAACAAAGGCTTTAGGATTGGATTTATATAGTGATACAGATGCACCTGCAGGAGCCGAAGTAGGAGCAGCGACTGTAGCAGGAGCATCGGTATGATCAGCAGGAAGGTTTAACTTAAGCTGATTGGCACGAGCTTGAAGCCTCGCGAGTTCCGCCGCATTGCCTTGCTTTCTGGCTTTTTCGATCTCGTCTCCAATCTTCTGACCGACCGCAGCGACTTTGGACTTGACGGCACCAGCGACGTTCGAGCCGAGCGCCTTGATGTTGTCGAACAATCCCTCTTCGAGGGCGTCTTCGCCGAGCAGAGTGGCCAGCGCCGTTTCCTTCAGACCCTTGGAGTCTTCTTCGACCTGAATGCCCAGGTACTTCTTGAGGCCGTCGCCGTACGAGGTAATGAACTTCTGAAGCTCGGGTTGCAGACGAGAGTCGATGCCATCCGTACCTTGACCGGAGAGGATCTGCTTGAGCTCCTTCTCGTGATCCTTGGCATAGCGCTTATCGAAGTCCGACATCTCGCATTCCGTCAGAGTCTCTTCCTTGACGGTCTCGTGATACTTCGAAGTTCCCTTGCTCAGAACCTTCTTGATCTTGTCAGCCACCGGTTTGGTGGCCTTGGCATGTTTGACATGCTTAGAAGCGTTGACGGCGTCTTCGCCCAGAAGAATTACAATAGCCGATTCCTTCAGGCTAGGACCAGTGAGTCCCTTGGGCATGGATTCCGCACCCTTATGAGTGGTTCCGGTGGCCTTGGGAGCCTCCGCATTCAACTTACCAGAGGGAGCCGTGTCTTTGACTTTCTCGGCCGATTCAGTGCCAGATTGCTTGGAGCCAGTCGCCTTGGGAGCCGCGGCATTCTGTGTACCGCCTTTGGTCGTATCCTTCAAGGACTCGGCGGATTCGGCGCCGGCTTGCTTGGTGCTTTTGGCTTCGGGAGCCTTGGCTTGCTTGGAGATTGAACTCTTGATGTCCTTGACATCCTGCTCGACCTGTTCCATCTCGTCGTAATGCTCGGGTTTGGTCGGACTTGTGCCCATCGGAAGAGCAGGCTTCGACTTAGAATCCATGGATTCCGTACCAGTCTGCTTATCCTGATTCACGTCGTGAACTCTGTTGATCACATGAGCGGCCTTGAAGCGCTTCTCGCCTTCCGCACGAGGTTCCTCAACACCTTCCTTCACGGAACGTTGAGCGGCATAGTAGGCACCCAGAGCCATGTTGATGCGCTCGGCTTTGGTCTTACCCTTGAACTTGGCGTCATTGGAGTTCACAAAGTCATGAATCCATTCGGAGGCGGGCTGAGAGGCCTTCAGAGCTTCAGTGATCTCCTCTTCGGAAATCTCAATGGACTCTTCAATAGGAACGACACGATTCTTAAACATCGAAAACATTTTGCCGTCATCCTGCTTGATTAGAACTTCCTTCGACCAATCAATAGGTTTATAGTTACCACTAAGATTCATAGGAACTCCGCGGCCGTCAGTCTTAACGTTTGAGCGATCAACGATCACACCTTCTTTACCAGAATCAAGGCCAGATCCAGAGACGACCTTGACACGTGAGCCAACCTTAAGCGTAGTGGCCTCATCCGTCATGGTATGAGACTCCGGAGTCTCGACATTGGAGATAGGAGTGGTATCTGCCTTATCGACGTAGATGGATGTCGATGCGGCATCGGGCCAGGTTTCGGAGATGATGCCCATGGCCGCTTCGGCAATGGCCTGAGTAATTTTGTCTTTGATCATGGAATTGAAAGGTTGTGTTTTCTATTTATAGGTTTTTTACTTTGCAATCGGTGCATGTTGCCACACATTTGTGAACCAGACCAGAAAGCCAGCGGCTAATATGGAAGATACAAAGATCCAAAAGAACTTACGAAGGCCCTGAAGAGTATTTCCATCTTTGGCCTGATCGATGCGAATGTCATTGATCGACTTTTCGTTTCGTGTGGTTCGTTCCTCGATCGAGATGAGCTGTTTCATCAGTACACCGTTTGTCTGCTCGAGGTTCGAGATCTTCTCTTCGACTCGCGCGAGAGCCACGATGGCTTCCGACAACTTATCAATCTTCTCTTCCATGCGCTCTAGGCGCGTGCTTGTTCCTTCTTGAGACATATCATTTTACTATTTTTGAGACTGGCGTACTGGTCCATGTGCGGCAACTCCAGTAGTTCGCTTTCCATTTAGGCCCCGGATCCTCGCAGTGATGACGAGCTCGGTAGTTACGACGACGTGCCGGATCGTCCCGCTTAATCTCCATGTTCGGATCTCCGAATCCGAGCTTGATGACGTTGCCCTTCTCGTTCTTCACGTACACAGCGAACTTCTTGGGACCGCCGGGAGTACGAAAAGGCTTATTCAGCTCGACCTTGCGGCCATCATATTCGGCTTCCTGAATGTCCAGGAACTCGCAAAACGTCGAAACTGGAAGGAAATCGTTCATGGAAAGTTACATCTTGGCCGGAGGAACCGGCAGCTCCGTAGGCACCGGATTGACAGGAGAAGCTACGGCGATACGAATCGCATCGGGTTCCGTGCCGGAATCACACGCATAGGCGGCTTCCTGACGTTCCGTGGACTTACGACGATAGTAGTCGTAGATTCCGTGAATCGAGGCGTGAATGCCGGCGATCTTGTGTTGAATCCAGGCCGGACACTCATCGAAGTTTGGAAGCACATTGAAGAGGTCATCGGCCATGTCGGCGATCTCGTCGAGCTCATTACGCGTCATCGAGATCTCCTCGGCTTCGTGTCCACCATCCAGATGACTCTCCTGGACTGGCTTCTTGCCCGTGGCCTTCTGCGCGGCTCCAAAGTCCGACAGCGCCATCTTGATTCGAGATGACTTATCCATTCCCTTGAATCGAGGATCCGTCGACTTGGTGTAGTCGGTGATCCATTTTTCAACCGGATCCTTCTCGGCATTTAAGGATTCTGGAATACGAATCGTTTTAATGGATTTTTCGACTTCATATTCATCCGTGGCCAGATCATGTGCCTGTTCATTGGAACCACGATCGGCCGAAATAGAAGACTGTGCCTTAGTCGGAGCCACGAAGTGAGCTTCCGTGTCTTCATGTGACGCCGCCTCGACAAGAGCCGTACGAATCTGTTTCAGTGATTTCATGTTTTCTTATTTATGAGAGTGAAGCTTCTTGAAACGTTTGAAGTCCGCACGAATGGCCGAAAGTTCCGTTTCGTGACCAATGATGGTGTTCTCGGCCAGAAACTTCTCGATCAGAGTGCGATTCGATTCCTCAGCGATGAGTTGAATCATTCGCACGTGCTTCTCAGAAACCTGTGTGGACTCAGTCTTCATCAGCTCGTCCGTGTAGTATCCAGTGATCTCCTCGGGTGACCACTCATTGGCCTGAGACTGACGACCCTTGAACCAGGTGATCAGCTTTCCTTCAGGAGTCACGGACTTCGGCCAGTCCTGAGACTCATCCGGATCCGTCATCTCGAACGGACGATCATTGACCAAAACGGAACCGTACTTGACCGTAAGCTTATCGGAAGGCTTCAGCGTGACCATTGTGGCCAGAGTATTGACATCCATGCCTGATTGGCCGATAGCTTCTGGCACACAATTCGGAACCGTCTTGCCATCCTTCTCCTTGGTGCCGATGGCCTTATAGCCTTTCCAGCAGGCTTTCTCGAGACTCTCTTTCTTGATTAGATCCTTGATCGGAATGAGCTGTTCGTTCGTCTGTCCCGGCGTGACTTCTTTGTTCTGCTGAGTCAGCGTCTTGGTGCCCCAGTCACGATCATGGGAGAGCTCCTCGTTCTCACCATTTGCATGGCTCTGAGCGATCTGCTTGGCTTTCGCGATCGCGTTCGAAGATTGAGCATTGACCTTTCCGATCTGCTTAGCGACGCCGCGCTCCTTTCCCTTTGGAGAGAAGTTGACACACCAGAACAATCCATGCTGAAACAGGATGTAGCGGCCCTGATCCGTGCTAGCCTCTTCCTGACCAGGAATAGCATCGACGGGTTTCCATTCTAGAACCGTCTTAGCACCCTCTTTGACTTCGCTTTCCGACTCATTGGCCGACGATTGATTCGGATTCTTGCCTTGAGCACCGATGAAGTTCTCGGCGGCCTGCTTGGCCTTCATGAAAGCCAGAGGCTGACCGGTCGGAGTCTTGAAGATCTGATTGCCCTTGGTGCCACCGGACGGAACAAACGACACGATCAGATTGCCGGCCACGTTCTTCAGTGTAAACTTAGATCCGTCCTGAAGCTTTGCTTCCTGTGCTCCGGTATCCTCNCTCGAGGTCTCCCACTTGAGAGTACCCTCGATCATTACGTTTTTGATGGATTCTGTTAGATTCATTGAAGTAAAATCTTTATTTATTCATTGGCTCGACGTCCGAGAGCCAGTGTTTCTTGTTTCCTTCCGTGACCAGAAAGTTAGGACCACGCTTGACGATCTGAACGACTTCTCCGCCTTTCAGACGAATCGAGTCGCCAACATTGAAGACCTCGCCACGAACATATGATTCGCGAATCGTGGACAGCGGACTGAACTGAACGTCTTCGCGAAAAGTGGCAGATTCCTTCAGGCCCATGCGCTTACGAAGAAGATTGAAGAGTCCGATCGCATCCTCGAATCCGTGTGGCAAACCCTTGGAGAATGAGCGAAGGTCGTTGTCACGAACCGCCTGACGCATCTTGGAGGCCGACATGCCTTCCACTTCATCATCGGAATCCGGATCACGATGACCGGCCGAGACCACCTCAATGCCGCCTGGAAAGTCGTAGTATCCATCATTCTTGAGTTTCTGGCCCTCGTACTTCTGCAGAAGCTTCGAGAATTCCGTGACTCGATCCTGACCAACCACCAAAACAAAGCGAGTGAAGCCATCCTGATAAGCCTTGCAAGCCACATCGAAGAATGTCTTGATAGACTTATCTTCAATGATATTTCGAGCATGCTTGGGAAACATCTGCCGCATCACCTTGACCTTCTCGGAGTAGTGAAGAGGATTCTTTGTTGGATCTGTAGATTGAGAAGCGTAGATCTTATAGGTTCCACCAGCCGCTTCAGAAGCCACCGCGTCAATTAGCTTTTCATGACCTACAGTTGGAGGATTGAAACGTCCAAACGTGACCGTGATCTCCTTGACCGTGGCCTCGACAAACTGTCGAAATGATTTTAAGTTTCCCATGATGTAGTAAGATTTACGATAGCTTCAGATAGGGCCGTCGAGCTCGTCTCTCGGCACGCTCAACGAGGCGTCGCGGGTTGGCCCGTCGATACGGCAGGCCTTGCTCACGAAGTCCACGCCGACGCTTGACGTACTGATAGTTCAAGAGGCCGTCATCGTTCAGATACTCACCGGTGTAGTCTACCGATGTGAGATCCTTGAAGTTGACTTTGGATGAGTCTTGAGCCATGTCTATTTCGTTATTTATACGAATTCAACGTTGCCAGCCTTTAACCACGTCTGGACTGAAGTTAGCTTTGGAGAACTCCAGTCGATCGACCAGCTTGACGGTTCCGGCCTTGGTTCCGACCACGTAGCCTTCCTGTCCGGTTCGTTCGTATCCATCCTTGGTCTTCAGAAACGTCGAGATTCCTCCAAGACGATTTAGCTGAGCAATCAATTCCTTCTTGGCTCCCACCAGTTGAGCCTGAAGCTTGAATGCCTTGACGATGTTTGACAGATTCTCTCTGGAGAAGAAGTCGAACGTGATCTGACGTCGTGCATCGACGGCCTGCTTACCCTTCTCGGTCTTCTTCGAAGCCACTTCCCGATCGAAGCGAGCGTTCATCCAGGCCACGAGCTCCGTGGCATGCTTCTGTGGATCATCGATCTCTCGGCCCGCACGAACCTTCGAATTAGCAAAGGTCTCGATGGTCTGAGCCAGATCAGGATTGGATTGCAAGGCTTTTAGAATCGAGGACGGAATGGACTTGAGAGTGGCCTCGGCTTCCTTGAGAGTCGCATCGACTTTACCGAGGTCTGCGGTGGATGATACCTTCTCCGTGCCGATACCCTTGAGATCCGCCGTGCGCCACCAGATCGAAGGAATTCGCTTAAACGATTTGGTGTCTACTCCCGGAGAAGCATGGAGTGCACTCAGCTTACCGGTATATGACGTATGAAACACCACGCCGATCTTGGCGGCCATGATAGCCTTGGCTTCCGATGAATCGAGTGGAACCGCGTAAACGATCGTGTTTGGATGAAAGGTGACGTAGTCTCGACCTTGAATCTTCTGACGCTTCAGAGTGTCGGACGTGAAGAGCAAATCTCCTTGAATGATTCCTCGAATGCCAAGCTTGGAGAACTCGATCAGAGCGACCTTCATCTTGTTATTGAGATCTCCGGCCTCGATGTGATCGTCGATGTCCTGTGGAGTCTTATACACCTCTGGAACTTTATTGAAGATCGACTTCTTGGCCACGAAGAACTTACCATCGGCTGGATCGGTACCACAGAAAATTGCCGGCGCGCCATCCCACTTGACCGTGACGGAAGCCGTGGCTCCTTTTCCGGTCAGAGAGTCACGAACCGCACGAAGAGCCTGAATGGCCGACTTGGCGCCCTCGATACCACCATAGAGGACCTGATCCTCCACATGAGTTAGATGTCCAGAACCTTCGAGAATGAATTGCTTGAAAGTCATCATATCATCATTCGGCTGAGTCAGAAGCTTCAATCTTTACTAGCGGCTTGATAGTCTTGGAAGTGTATCGCTCGATCGAGACGTCCGTGGCCTTCACGGATTTAACGGCCACGATCGTTCCCATCTTCGGATAGTTTTCA